TGCGGGCCGTTTTGACGGGTCACAGTGGTTCCTTTCGATTGTGTGATGGGCGCGAGATAGAGACATCAGGAACGCCCGCCGATGAGCGAGGGCGGCGGGCGAACCTGACGCGACTAGACCGCCGCGATGCCGTATGTCGGAGTCGTCAGACCCGAGCCGGTGATCCTGCCGTGTGCGCCTGGGTAGCGTCCGGCGGTGAATGCCGAGTACCCGTAGACAACGAGCTTCACGCTGAGGTTTCCAGCGTTCGTCTGCTCCGCGCGAATCAGTAGCGGGCTGCCTGGCTGCTCCCACAGGAACAACTCATCAGAGTTGACACCAAGGATGATGTCGCGCGTCGAGGAGTCCGTGGTGGTGATGTTGGCGTCCACGATGACCGGAAGGCCAGCGAGGATTCCACGAACCCCTGCGCCGTACGCCTTCGAGTTTTCCTGGCCGATGAGCTGCACACCGACGCCGGAGAACCCGAACATTGCCTGGTTGGTTCCGATCGCCGAGCAGAAGAACGCCCAGCGGCGGGGGTGCATGACGAGGTGTGTCGCGGCCTTGAATACGCCGCCCTCGATCTGCGCCTGGAGATCCCACAGTGGGCCCCATGCTTCCGACGGTGTCGGGGTCACATCGGTGTAGGTGACCGAGACGATGCCCGAGGTGGCGAGAATCCCGAGGTGGGTTCCCGACGTGCCATCGTCAGCGATGATGCCCCGATCAAGCTCGGTGGCGTAACGGACCGCGAGGTCTTCAACGACAACGGACTCGGCGCCAATGCTGCGCTCAATCGCCTGACGTGACAGGTCTTGCTGGCCCGCGATGGTGCGGACGTTGACGGTTAGCAAGGTGTCGTCGATATCGGTTTCTTGCACTCCTGCGGTTTCCGTCGCCTGAACGGCTACGGCGGTGGCCGTGGTGACGCGCGAGATCCCGACAGTCATTCCGTCAGATGGCAGAGCCAGCTTGCGGCAGTTGTCGGCCAGCGGACGGCCCCTAGCAACAGCGGGAGCGACTAGCTCCGTGAGGTACTGAGGGACTGTCAGACCTGCGAATGCGCCGGTACCGACGTCGCGCTTCTCGATGCGCTCCTCGGCCATGTGGCGGCTTAGGCGTTCGTTGGCGGCAACGTCGTTACCGAGCTGACCGAGGACGACATCGGCAACAAAGCTGATGCCTTCGCTCGGGTTGCCTGGTGAGTAGGTGCGCTTTTCGGCACCGACACGAGCAACCTCGTCGTACTTGCGCGAGACGCCAGTGGTGACGGACGCAGCGGCGTCGCGTGCGGCCTTGTCGTCGGAATCCTTTTCCGAGCGAAGCTCGGCTAGCTTGGTTGATGCGGCTTCGATCGCTGCATCGGCCTCACGCTTGACGACGGATGCGGCGTCGAAACGTGACTGCTCGTCGGCATTAAGCGCGGTGCGCTTGTCGGCGTCAACCGATGCCAGGATGGACTCTTGGTCAGCGAGGGCGGCGCCGCGCTGCGCGCGCTTGGCGGATAGTTCCGCTTCGCTCGCGTTAATGAGAAGGTCGAAAGTGACCATGATTGGATTCCCCCTTCAGGGGTGTCGAAGTGGTGTGCTGACGGTCGCTGCGGGCGCGCCTGCGCTCAACCAGTTGGCGATCGTCTGACGCCAGCGGGCAGCCTTGATAACCCGACGAGTGCCGGGGTGAATGTGGGTGTGTGTTACCTGTTGAGCTCTAGCTTCGCGCGCAGATATGCGACCTGCGAGGATTGCTCGGCGGGTGCTAGTCGTGCGGTGAGACGTGCGAGGGCGGCGCGGGCCTGGCCTTCGCTCATGTGCTCAATGTCGGCGATGAACGCCGCCGCCCGTGCCTCGATGGACGTGTGAGGGTTCGCGCCGTAGGTCACTGCCGAAACGTCGCCCCGGTCGAGGTTGACCCGGTCGATGCGGTATTCGGAATAGTCCGGTGACCACTGGCCCGATTCGATGCGGAACGCGAAGCTCATTTCGGTGACGGCCCCATCTTTGATTGCGGCAAGGAGATCGGCGACATCGGAACGTGTCGGGTTCAGTAGTGCGCGGCTGTGTAAGCCCTGGTCGTCGGCGTGGAGTTCTAGGGTTCCGGCGCCAGTGCGTGCCATTGCGCGGCCTGCGTGATTCTCAAGAAACACAACGTCGGGACCGGCTGCCAGGGTGGCGTCGAACGCGGATCGTGAGACAACCTCGGAATACGGCCCGAAAGCGTCATGCATCTCGTAGCTCTGCTCGACGGTGGACGCGTAGCCGGTGAGTTCGGCGAAGTCCTTGCCATCCTTTTGCACCGTCGCGGCGCGAAGCTGGGTCGGGTGGGTTTGGCAGCGGGACGCGCTAATCGGTGTCGTCCCTGCGCGTAGGTCTGTCATGGCGTGATAGCTCCATTCGGTGTCGCAACCGGTGCCTGAGCCTTGGCCGGGTTGACTGCTGCGAACTCTGCGAGATCGACAGGGGTTAGTGGTGGGAGATCCATGAGCGCGCGCGCCTCGGAGAAGGTTCGTAACTTCGCGGCGACATCGTCACGGATAATCTGCTGGCGCATTTGCGGGTCTTGACGCAGCAACGCGTCCTGGTTCATCTTCACGCGACGCGGCGCGGCGACTAGACCGTTACTCCACGCCTCCTCGCGGCGGACGATCGCCGGGTTCAGGTTGCGCACAAGTAGGTTCAGGTTGTCTTGGCTGATGTTGGCGTAGGTGACTGCGCCGCCGGAGCCAGGGGATGCGGCGTCGATCGCGCGGCTGGGAACGCCAAAGAATCGGCAGATGTCCTCGGCCCCGTATTTCATGGCCTCAATAAACTGTGACTCGTTGGCGGCGACTGAGATGAAGTCGTAGTCCCAATCCGCGCCAGAAACGAACACGTCGCGGGCGGCGACCGCCGATTTGAACCGGTCCTTCACCAGCTCGGCGTCGGCGGCGTCGATCTTTTTAGCCGTGTTCTTGAGCCGCGCACTAGGGATGGATCCGTTACCGAACCAGTCGAGGGCGAACTTTTGCGCGGACAAGTATTGGCCGATGGACATCGCAGCCGCCGCGAGCGGGCTGAGTCCGATGGGAAGTCCAGCAACCGTGAACTGCTTCTCGTGCCAGACCATATCGGCGCTGAACCGTTCGCCGTTGATGCGCCAGAATGCGTCGCCGTCGCGCCCGTGGTGGGATGCCTCGGCCATCGGCGCCAGGTCGATGCGGGTTGGTTTCCCGTCCGCGCCGCGCGCCGCGATAATCCCGACCGAGTTGCCGTACCGGTCTAAGTCCAGCTGCGAGGAATAGCGCCATTCGGTGCCTAGACAAGTCGGCCCGCCCGGTTCCGTGATGACCTTCGGCGAAGCCACCTTTACCGCGACGCCGCCTACCTCGCGGAAGACGTGGACCGGAAGTGTCGAGATGAGATCGGCCCGCAGACGTAGACACGCCCACACAGCCGAATGCGCAAGCGCGGTCTGCCCGTTGACGTGGACCGACCCCTGAATAGATCCCCGGCGCTCGTTGATGAGTTGCGCGCCCGTTTGTGTTTCGCGGTTGAAGATAAGACTCACGCGGTACGCCTACTCGCTGCGAAACTCAGTGCGATCAGCGGGACCGACGCGACGAGTAGACCGATACCGATACCGATACCACCGTCGATCAGCGATGCCGTAAGAATCGCGAGCCCTGCGGCGATCAGGCACGCGGCGAGGATTTCTAGCGCCGTGGTAATCATCGTGCCCCCGTTCTAGTAGATGGAATCAGAAACGTCGTATGCGCTACCCACGCCCTCGTTGAGCCCGTACAGCGCCAGGGTCGCGGCGACTAGCGGCGTTATGTCGTGGCTTGATCCGCGCCTGGACCACGCCCAGCGCTCACCTAGTGGGCGCCGACTCGCATTCATCAGCGCCTGGTTAAGACTCGACTCGTCGCGGTGACGCAGGGTCGACTCGTGCGCCGATGTCTGGAACAGCGAGCACGCGTCAGCGAGCTGGCTTGAGTTTGTGGAGATCACCTCGTGGCCTGCGGTGCGTAGAGCCGCCACGAGTGATGCACCCGCGCTTTTCTCGTCAATAACAATTGCTCCGGGTGCCCATCTCGACGCGAGTTCCGCGAGACGATCCGGCACCCATCCCATGCCCGACCCGGTCGCCACGGTTTCAACATGCGCCAGACCGTCGCTACGCCAGCCAGCGGCGCTGATCGCAGCCGTCGCCGAATCCGGGCCCACGTCAACCGCGAACACGACAGGATCAAGCGGCTTCGATTGCTCGTCTGCGCACAGCGCCCACGCCTTCGCGTCAATCACTGTATTACCGCCGACTGGTGCCCATATCCCCAGCCGTTCACGGGCGAACTCTTTATCCGCGAGCGCCTGGCGTTCACGGGCGATGAATGTTTCGTCAATGCGGACACCCATTGCTGGATTCGCCGCAGCCCACGCTTTACGATCGTCGAGGTCCGCGTTCGGATCTGCTGACCATTCCAAGTAGGCAAGCCCACTCGAATGACCTTGCAAGCCGCGTTCGCGCACCGCAGCAAGCTGAGTCGATGTGGACATCCCAGCACTAGACGCGTACCAGACCTGCGGGTTAGGAACCGCCGCCAGTGTTGGCAGCAGCGCGGCCATATCGTCAGCGTCGAGATTGAAAGCCTCATCGAGAATGATGCAATCGCCCGTGAATCCACGGCCCGACGTTCGCGAGCGAGCAACGAAACGCAGCCGTTGACCGGTCGTCAGCTCGATAGCTTCCTCGCCATGGCCTCGGACGATCTTCTTGACTCGCTTACGCAGCCAGTCGGTGTTATCCACCAGCATCATTATTCGGCGGAATCCTTCGGCAGCAGTCTTGAACTGGTGCGCGCTATGGAGGATCAGTTGCTCATTGAAAAGGAACAGCCCCGCCAGTTCGCGCGCCTCAAGTATCGACCCCTTGCCGTTTTGTCGGCCAACGATCATGGCAACCTCGAACGCGGCCCACTTCCCGGCGGGCGTTTCACTGAGCCCCACGTCTAGG